CAGGACGGTGATGCTCCCCCGGACTACGAAGTCAGCCATTCTAACAGCCCTGCAGGGGGTAACTGCCAGCGCTACACTGATCGAGTACGGTACAGGAACAGCAGTAGAGACCGACTACGTAGCGGCGGCGAACGCTGGAACGCTTTACGGATCTTTTCAAAACGCCTTCCTGCTCAGGCTAACCTATCAAGGAGACTCTGCCCCGGCAAATGGTTTATTCCTTGGACAAACTTATGCCGGGCGCACCAATCAGGGCTTCATTGCGCCTGTCATTTCGATCTTAGGTGCTACGGACAGCCTAGTCCGTGACATCGTAGAAGAGATGAAGATGGCAGGTGTGCGCGTCATCTACCAGAAGCAGTAAGGGGTGAGAAGCCATGGGAAACCTGAAAATCCCAGCATGGTACGATCAGGAGCAGATCACCAGTGGTGATTTAACCGCTTCTGAAACGCTGTCCCTGTCCAATCTGACGGCAGGCCTACTTATTTCGCGGGGCGCCATCCAGAATGGTACGACTGCGGCTTTCCAAACCCTCTGGGGCTTGAATGTACAGGCTACAGGCGGCGCTACAGTCTCCCTAAAGGCTGGCGCCGCCTTGGATGGCGTGAACTTAGGCGTCATCGAGGTCACAGCCGATCTTACGGTCAACATTTTGTCGGGTGCTGAGAACCAAGGCGCTGGAGTTTGGGGTACCGGACAGGCCGCTGACGCGACCAACCCCCGGAAGACTGTCATTGGCATTAAACCTGCTATGACTGATACCGACAGTGCTTCGCGGGTCTTCTGGAACCCCGGCACTTCAGTTTCCTACAGCCAGAGCGTCACCACCCGGAAGATGACCACTTTCACCATCACCGTAGTTCATGGCGTGGCGGCGGCAAGCCCTGCCGAACCTGCACTTCCGGCTGGGTACCAGAAACTCGCTGTGATCACGGTCCCAGCGGCGGCGACAACCATCATTGACGCCAATATCACCAAGACCCGGCCCTATGTGCCGCAGTACTCGCCCGGTATGATCGTGCGCCCGGCTGGTGACCTTATGGCGTCTGACGTCATCTTTGGCGTACAGAATTTGGCGGGTACGACGACATACCTGTCAGTTAAGGGCGACGGGTCGATGCCCGAACTGGACGCCCGGTTCGTGCTAATGACCGCCAAGGGCGCCGCTGGCGGCGTAGCAACGTTGGACGGCACGGGCAAGGTGCCCGCGGCGCAGTTGCCTGCCATGAACTACATCCCCACCACTGACAAGGGCGCCGCAGGCGGCGTAGCGACGCTGGACGCCACGGGCGTCCTCACAGCGGCCCAGTTGCCTGCCATGAACTACGTGCCAACCAGTCAAAAGGGCGCCGCCAACGGCGTGGCGACTTTGGATGGGACAGGCGTCCTGACGGCGGCGCAGATCCCCAGTACGCTTGCAACTCAGACCTACGTGACGGGGCAGTTGGCAAACTACGTGCCAACCAGTCAAAAGGGTGCCGCCAACGGCGTGGCGACGTTAGATGCCACAACCAAGATTCCTGTAGCGCAGATCCCGACTCTGAGCTACATCGTTTCCAGCGACAAGGGCGCCGCAGGCGGCGTAGCGACGCTGGACGGTGGTTCCAAGATCCCCGATGCGCAGATTCCAACGACCATCGCCCGCACGACTGACTTGACAGGTTACATCCCGACCAGTCAGCGCGGCGTCGCAAGTGGTGTAGCGTCCTTGGATTCGGGAACCAAGGTACCGGACGCACAGATCCCAGCTACGATTGCCCGCACGAGTGACCTTTCCAGCTACATCCCGACTAGCCAAAAGGGCGCCGCCAGCGGCGTGGCAACCTTGGACGGCACGACGAAGATCCCTGACGTGCAAATCCCAAGCACCATCGCCCGCACGAGTGACCTTTCCAGCTACATCCCGACTAGCCAAAAGGGCGTCGCCAACGGTGTGGCGACTTTGGACGGCACGACGAAGATTCCGGTAGCTCAGATCCCGGTCTTGAGCTATATCCCGACCAGTGACAAGGGCGCCGCCAGCGGCGTTGCGACGCTGGATATTACGGGGAAGCTGGTACAGGACGCCCAGACGCTGGGCGGTTATGCTGTAAATACGGGCGCCGTTTCAAACACCATTCCGGTGCGCAACAGTTCAGGCAAACTTGTTGCAGACTGGCTAGGTGGATATCCGGCGACGGTAAATCCACAGTCCAACGCCATTGTTCAGCGCAACGCCGCCATGCAGATCGAGACTGCGGCGCCTTCTACATTGACGCAAGTCCCTCGCTGGCAAGAAGTCTTCACAGCGATGGAGTACGGCCTGACGGTCAGTCAGATGACGTCTGTGCCGGGTTCGTCGCCAGCATCTTACTACGATGACACCAACGGCCCCGCCATCTCCTTTGCTGATGCGGCAACGCAGGCATCGGCAACCACGTTCCAGTGGCCTTACACGGCTGACGCCGCGAGTGGTATCACCAACGGCATGAAGCTGGAGCTTGTGCTTGCGTGCTCCACCGCCAGCACGAACAACTTCCGTGTGGCGATGTTCGTGAAGAACCTGACAACGGGGGTTAGCTTCACTGACACGGTGACCGTCACCGCTACGGGAACGACGATCATGACCTACACGCCGTCGAACACACTTCTGCCCAGTGGGCAGGCTACAGCAGGCGACGTTCTGTTCATTAAGATCAGCCGTCTTGGTACAGATGCCGCTGATACAAACACGGGCAACATGCGCCTGTACTTGGTCCGGCCCCGTCGCGTCTAAATAAAAGGCCCGGTCTTGTACCGGGCCTTTCTTTTAACCAAATATTTCAAGTATTGACAGTCAATAGATGGAGGTGTACCCATGCTTCTTATTGGAGAGTCCCCTGCGGCAGGAAGCACGACCTTTGCCACGGCAGGCACATTTGACTGGTCTGTACCTGCAGGCGTCAATCGCATTTTGGTGCAGATGTGGGGTGGCGGTGGTGGTGGTTGTTGCTTCGGTACAGGTGGTACGGCACATGCTGGCGCGGGCGCCGCCTTTACAGCCGCGTTTGTCTCCGTCTCGCCCGGCGATACAGTTACGGTTGTTGTAGGTGCGGGTGGTCCGGGCGGGCCATCAGGCGCCGCTAATCCCGGCACAGCAGGTGGTGCCAGTAGTGTGTCCTGCCAAGGCACCACCGTCACCGCCAATGGCGGCGGCGGTGGCCCTACTAACACCGGAAGTGTTGGCGGCGCGGCGGCTACGGTCAGCGGTGTTGTTATCCTTGCCACTGCAGGCGCCAACGGACAAAACGGCGGTGGCGGTGGCGGCGGTGCAGGTGGTGGCGGCGGCAATGGCTCTGGCACAAATGGTGGTGCGGCGGCAGGCTGGTTCGGCGCAGGTGGTGGCGGTGGCGCCAACAATGGTGCGGGCACAGCGGCTGGCGGTGCGGGCACGGCCCCCGGTGGTGGTGGCGGCGGCACGGCTACCAACTCAACGTATCCGGGCGGCAAAGGTGGAGATGGAAAGGTTATCATTCAGTGGTAATTTTTTCACACATTGCCTAAAATTTAGGAGCGGCTTTTGTAGGCCGCTCCAACTTTTTGCATAGCCAGAAGGGTTTTTTGAACGCAGGCAGAATTGTCCCTTTGAAACGACATTATTCCCCCCTTACATACGAATTTGCATACCCACTAGGGGGACTTTTTATCATGTGGGATAAACTGGCTGACGCGTTGGCAGGTGTTTTTGAGTTCACAGATGATCAATTCCGGCTGTTCGCCAGTGTCTTCATGAAACTGCAGACCCTAGGGGGTCTGTTCATGGGCGCTTGGATGATCGCCCTCTCATTTGTGAGTAGGCAGATGGGAGGGGGCACCGTCCAGATGCAGATCCTGATTCGGTTACAGATCGTAGGCTTCTGCTTCGGTGTGTTGGCGGCGCTCATGGGGCGTGGGAAACACCATCCCACCTTCAGGTCAGACGTAGGCATTAAGGGCCTGTCGAAGAAGGCCGCTATGTGGGGCTGGATCTGGCTGGTGCATCAGGTTGACCTATCCTTGGGAAACGGCAACATTTTGCGGAACGCCTTAGTTATTGGCTATAATGTATTTGAAGCCGCCAGCATCGGTGAGACGTGGGTGAATATGCGCTGGTTTGGGCACCGCGTCATTGAGATGCTGTTGGTTTGGCGCATCGAGCTTCTGAAACAGTGGGTTTTGGACAACCTGCGTCCCAAGGACCGGAAGGAGTAGTGATCTACAGTGGACTATCCCATTTTTGACCGCTGGCTGGACCCCAGCATTCAGGAGCAGGTACCCATTCAACCGACTATGCTGGTCATCCATAGCACGGCGAACCCCGGTGTGGGTGACGAGGCGCACTTCAAATGGCTAAATAGCGCCCGTCAGCACGGCTGGGCGAACTATTACCTTGACTGGGATTCCATTTCCCGGCTTGTGCCGGAAGGGATGCTGGCCCCGGCGCAGGGACCAAGTGGGAACAAACAGGCCATTTCTATCGAGATTTGTGAGCCGGATCTCAAGGCGTCTGCCACTGTGCAGGCCCAGCAATTCCAAGAAGCATGGGATCGGGCTGTGTGGCTAACGGCTACGATTTGCTTCCGCTATAGTTGGGCGACGGATAAGGTGTTCAGCCACGCCGACATTGCCAAAATGTACCCGGCTGAGACGGATCATCAGGATCCCATCGCCTTCTTCGCCCGGTACGGAAAGACCTTCCCCGACTTCCGGGGCGCCGTGCAGGAACTTTTGGTGAAGTGGTCTACGGCCTACGGACAGGCGGCTGACTGGCAGTATAAGGCTGTGCAAGATTTGTGTAATATGAAGGTCACGATTGATGGTGTGACCCAGCCGTTTTTGCAGACTGCCCGGCATCCGCTTCAGCCTGTGACGTGGTGGGAGCATGCTATCATGCTTCAGCGGGTGCTTCAGGCTAAGCGGTAGGGTATTTTGAAGGGTGTTGCGTTTAAAACGCAACACCCTTCTGTTATGTAAATGCCTGATTGGCAAGGCTTTGCGTGATAGCTATTCGCTCCGACTTTCTTCTAAGAGCAGGAGTTTGCAGGCGCCTTGTGGAAGCAAGCGTGCGTCCCTATATTCGCTAAGGGGGTTTTGTTGTGATTTTGAATGCGTCATTGGTCATGTACCTACTGGCAACAATCGTTGTTGCCGTACTTGTGACCTTGGGCATTCTGAAGTCCCGTGGGATTAATCTTTCCCCGGTTCTTCAGACTGTTGAGGGTGCTTTGACGGTCGCTGATGATGTCACCAGCGATGCCAGCCTGATCGGTAAGATTATCCATTTTGCCCACATCGCTGTCAGCGCTGTTGAGCAAATGTACCAATCGGGCCAGTTGGATGGCGATAAGCGTAAAGAAACCGCCGTCCAATTCGTGGAAAACCTACTTTCAGCAAGTGGTCTGGATCCCGACGCGCTGGGCAAGCTCTACACGGTCATCGACATTACCATCGAAGCGGCAGTCAGTCTGCTGAAGCCCACCCAACACCCGGCCCCGCCGACCGACCCAGCGCCGCAATCCTAGTTTACCCGGCCCGCCCTGCACTATACATGAACCCCGGCGCCTTGCCGGGGTTTTTCGCGTCTAAGGTTGTCCAAAGTCGGGTAAAATGTAGTTGTCACAGCCTGTGTGGGTGGGTGTACGACAGTAATGAGGGGAAGACCCCCAAGCAAAACCCGGAGGTTACTACCATGTACAGCGTGCGTCGGAACCCCCAGAACTCGGTCCTGCGTGATGTCTGCAAGAACGGTGTCCCCATCCCCGGCTTCGAGGCCATGGACTTCAAGGTCGCTACCGAGACTGCTAAGAACTTCGCCAAGGGCATCAACGTAGCAGGCGGCGCCCCGGCCCCGGCTGAGCAGTGGACCCATCCCTATTGGGGTATGTGGATCAAGGGTGACTGCAAGGTCCATGAGTACTCCCAGAACCATGGACGGTGCTTGAACAGCCACCATCTCCGGGTCTACGGCGCCAAGGATCGAGACGAGGCCCTGCGCTTCGTGCGAGAGACCCGCAAGGCCGTTGGCCCGTGGATTGACAGTACGGATGACTGCCTGTACGAGGTCGAACCCGGCGTCTGGGGCTGGTCCACAGCCCCGGTGGACTCGAGCGACTAGGGCTGGGTCATCCCAGCCCTAGTCCAACCGCCTAAGAAAGGAGGTTCTATCGATGCAAATCCACACCCGTGAGCACTACGAGTTGATGGAGCAGTTCGAGCGCACCTTCAAACACCTTCCCACAGCCCAGAAGGAACCAAAGGAACTCTGGGCCAAGGGCCATATTTATGCACACGGTGCGACCAACGAAGCATTTATTACCTACCGCCACGGCTATGCGTTCGGACGTACCATTAGCAACTAAGCCCGACCCAATCCCCAACTAATACCCAAGGAGGCTACCCCCATGTCTGAGACCAATGCCCTGAAGCCCTACTGCGTGATGACCTGTACCTGCCCCGGCGAGTTCGATTTCACTGAGACCCGCTACGTTACCGAGGAAGAGGCCGTCGCCGCCGCACGGCAGTTTATTGCCGAGATGAGCGCCAACAAGCCTGACGTTCCGGCAGGCGCC